AACCTCCACCAACCCCGCACTATTTATTCGGGTTCCGTTGGATGCTCGGGTAAATGATAAATCCCCGCTTCCGTCGGTTGGGATTGGTGAGTAAACAACATCCTCTTTATACCCGCTTGGTATCATTACCAAACTCGCACTATTTAATAAGTCGCTCATTTTATAAGTTGTTTAATTTGTTTAACAAACAGCTCACGGCCTCGTAATAACCGCCGTCAGCAGTTACCCTAGCTTTGTACGACTTTACAATAGGCCATCCTTGACCTTTGTAACTGCCCCCTCGTGTGCCAATTCCTAGCGGAGTAGTTGAAAGCATTTTTTTAGTATCCGATTACAGAGCCAGACGAAATAACAAAGCCAGTAATTTTAGCGTTCTTACCTGCTGGCAAATACTCGCCCTGCTGGAAGGTAACGCTAGACATACCCCTTGCGCTCAATACATTTGCAGCGGTTTGAAAGTCTACCTGTACGGTAAAAGAAGTAAAAACTGTATCTTCGCGAACTACTAAAGCGTCATAAGAAACGCCCGTTACCGTCGCTGCGGTGTGTAACTTAAACCCCTGAGAGCCTGCTACTATATCAATGCTAGCCTGTGCCATGTGGTAAAATTACAAAAGGCACAGAATTAAGGCGTTAACAAATTACGGATGCGCTGCAATAATAAACCACTTTGTACCGTCGCAAATAATAGTATGCGAATCGTAGTTTGTATTTAAAAGGAAGTGGTCGGCTCCGTTTATAGATTCCCCTGTATACGCATTTATTCTAAAGGTATGGGAAGCCCCCGACTTCACGAAGTAATATTTTTTCCCTTTCTGTGTAGCTACCGCAGGCAAATTTAATATAACAGAACCGCCCGCAGTGTTTCCAATGTGCCCCTCAAAGTTTGTATCGAGTGAGCTTGTGCCCGTGGTGTAAGTTTTAAAGGTTCCGTGCTCTTGTAATAACCAAGTAACCGCCTCAGTGCTATCTGTATATTTTAGCATTACCTCGTACTGGGTATCCTGTGTAGGCTGCACTGTTATCGGTTGGTCCGCATAGTTAACAATTTCCTCGAGCACCTGCTGAGGCACATTGCTAAACTGCGAATTAAACGAGCTTATTGCAAATTCGTGGTAGTCGAGGCGGTCCTTAACAACTCGCTCGCCTGTGCGCGGGTTATAGTTGCCCGTGCCCCCACTAGTTGCCTGCGTATAGTCTGGCGCTAAGCCTAGCCACTCGCCTGCCCAAGTTTCAGATCGCGGGTTATAAGTTCCGCCATTAAATAGCCAGCGCGTAGAATCGAACTGCAAAGTTTTAACAGCCGTTAAGGTTCCGCCGTCGTGCCAAGTGCCTTGTATTACTGGAACGAATTTATTATACATTCCACCAATGCGCCGCCCCTGTATAGTTCCTAAGTCGTCGTGGATTGTAGAAGCGTAACCACTATACCAATCCGAAGATAAAACCCAAGCCGAGCCGTTATAAACATAAATAGAGCCATACCCATACGCGCCCTCGCCGTCGTAATACTTTGGCTTCCATTCTATACGCTGGCTGTTGTCACTAGCTGCACCTGCCACCGAAATAGTATTTTTAGTAATACGCGAATAGTTTGGATTTTCAACGGTTCCAAATGGCTGAGCCACGGCAATAGAGCCCCAAAAATTTATAATATTAAAACTGCTAGACGTCCAAGAGTTAGGCGCAATAAACGAGCCTTGCTCTGCTGTAATCTTCATGTCAACAAACATACGATTGTAACCCGCTGGAGGCGGTGGCATTTGCTTATCGAATATGTAAGTATTCCAAGAGTTGCGCGCGCCGGCTATTGTCATATATTCGTTAATATACAACACGGGGCCCGTCGGTGTAAAGTAGTTGTTTAAATTTCCGCTATATTGTTTTATAGCACCGCCAGAGTTTTTAAAGTAAATTTTATACTCAAAAGCATAACGCTGGTATCTTTTAACCGAGCCGCTAGTGATTGCTACATAGGAGTTATCCATCCACTTAATAAGCATGCGGCAGCGTATAGCTTTAGCCGCGTCTATTAATTCGTCAACTATTGATAAATCAATGCTGTTATAATCTGGCTCCGTTCTAACTATTAGTATAGCATTATCGCGCTCTTCAATTACATCAACGGACCTAACAGGTGGCTGATAGGTTAGCGTTGGCTTGGCTTCCCATTTCGGCCGCGTTGCTGAGCCTCCAAGTAATACGGCATGGGCTAGCGTTGTCGTGCTTTGATAAGTTCCCGAAGTGTTATAATTACGCGTGCTAATAGAAGCCGCGTTGTAGTTGTCATCCGAAACTATCCAATAGGCCCCGCTTTCTAGGTGCATCCGTGAGCCGTATATTTCAAGTATTTGGTTAATAGCTTGCTTACAATTTGCTAGATCTATATTAGTAGTCGCTGCGTAGCCCGTGCCGTCGGTGTCGATAAAAGTAATATCGCCAAAAGCATCGAAGCCATTGTAAAAAGAAAGTATATTTAATTTGGTATTTGCTAATCCCTTGTTACTGGCTTGCGCGGTGTCGTACATTGTTACCCCATCTTTAAGGTAAATAGAAGCTCCAAAGTTTGTCCAGTAATCGTCAAGTCCTGCATACTCCAAGCCCTTGCGTATAATGTCTAATGCAATCGCTTCGCCATCCGTAAACCAAGCGGGGTCAATATTAAAGCCATCAATTAAGTTTAAAGCATCCACCGCCACTAAATCAAAAATCATAGCGCCGTCGACTGACTCGCGTAAGTAGTTAGCTTGGTCTGCAATAACTCGGCCCACATAAAATAAATCCGAGCCACGATAAACAGCAATAGCGTATTTATTCTCTTGGTTATTTCCTATTTCAATAAAGGCGTTTTTTACCGTGTTAGTCGGTATTTCCCAAGTAGTTGAAATTCTAGAAGGGCGTGTAAAATCTTCGTAATATGTAGAGCCCTCGCCTTGCCTGTCTATTTCAAACCCATTGCCAGATAAAATCAATTCAACGGCTGAGCTTAACTCTTCTAGTTTTGTACTCAAACAGTCTGCCCCCTCTTGGTATCCACCCGCAGCAGTTACGCGAGTTGCATAAGACGCCGTAATTAATTCGGGCGTCGTTCCGCTCGGGCCATCCCACAACTCGACTCTGTAAGTTATATTTTGTATGCTCTTAAAAGAGCCGTAGTAAATTCGTGCCATTATCCGCGCTTGCTATCTTTGTTATAACGCTCTAAAACTATTGCCAAGTCGCGCCCCTGTATAGAAGTAGAAGCTACAAAGCCGCTGCTACTGTCTCCACTTTTTAACATACCTTTTAATTTATCCAACGGCGCTATAACTTCAGGGTTACTGCGAGCGTTGGGATATTCGCCCATAAGGCCAAGCGTCGGACCGCTTACAATTCCACCCTCTGCAAAGGCCGTAATATTTGGCCCCTCGCTTAACTGTGCTCTAAGTATAGCAGCACCCGCCACCAAAGCCACACCCGCCGCAGCCGCAGCTACTGGGTTCTGCAATATCAATTCCTTAAACGCCTTGGATGCTATGGCCGTAGTTATTAACGCCGCTCCGACTGATTGCATAAAGTTAGCGATTGCGCCCATCATACTTTTACCAAAATTTTTGCCTGCGTTTGCATCGCCCGCAGCAGTATCTGCAACGAACTGAGCAAAGGAGTTGGCCGCGTCAGTTTGCAAAGAAGCAAAAGAGCTATTAACCGCATCCGTAGCGCTTGCCATTTTTTGCTCGTAATCCGACATAATTTTAACCTGCTCTCCAGTATTCTTTTGCAGGTCTTTAGTCATGTCATGCGAGCCGTAAGCCCCGCGAAATTTCGTTAAGGTCGGTGCGCTTGGTGCTGCAAATTGCTCGGACGGTTTGAAGCCTGACACGTCCGCAGCCTTAGCCGCGTTAGTTGCCTCTACTACTGCGGCGGTTTGTTTTTCTATTGCCGTAGTAGTTTTAGTAATTGGAGTAATACTTAAGCCCTGCGCGTTACTCATGTTAATAATCGCGTCGATTTGGCTTTGAATTTTAACCGCGTTTTGCGCTGCTGCAATTCCTAGATTTTGCTGGCTTTCAATAAAGCCCTGCACCTGTGAGGCCGTTGCGCCGCTTGCGTATAATCTATTTATTTCCGCCTGCGTCGAAAGTTGAGCCTGCTGCTTCCCTAATTCGTAATCAATCATTTTTGCGCTAAGCTCTTGCAACTTTGTGAACGCTGCTTTTGCTTTCGCCTGTTTGTAAATTTCAGCCGTTAAATTAGAAGTGGCGGTTTTTAATTGCTCGCTGCTAACTTTATCTAGACTTTGATTTGCAAGGAAATCGGGATAAATTTTTTGTATTTCTGCTAGGGCGTTTTTGCGCTCCTTCATACTAGCGTTATGATTGTTAACTACTGCCAACAAACCGCTAACGCTTTTTACTTCCTCTTCAAAATTCTTTTGAGTTTCGGAATTTATTTCATTAAATAATTTTTGCTCTGCACTAACTTTCTTTATTTTATCGGCATACGACGCGATCGAAATTACAATAGCACTGATTGCAGCAATAGCCAAAGCGTAAGGCGCGGCAGCCATTGCTATATTTAAAGCCCTCTGCGTTCCAATAGCTCCAGCCGAGGCCGTAGTGTAAGCAGTTTGTGCGGCGGTTAATACAGTAGTGCGCAATGCAAGGAATCCCTGCACCGCTGCGCTCTCTTGCTGTAAGGTATTTTGTAGGGCTTGCAATCCACTGACTAAGGCCATGGCTCCCTGTAACTTAACCATGGTGGCCTGTAAGTCTTTATTTTCAACTCCTGCCAAAGCCATAGCACCCTGCACCGCAGAGAAAGCTCCAGCCATTCCTTGTATACCACCGAGCACCGCGTCTAGCCTACGCGTGTCACTCGCAAAATATCCAACCTCTGCCCGCGTGTCGCCGATTGAATCCTTCATGCGGCCCGCCTCTTTGATTATTTCGTTGGCGACTTTGGCAAACTCTGGACCTAACGCCCGCGCCTCCATTGCCAACTGGCTTAACTGCCTTACGCTTCCCATTGTTGGGTTACGCGTAGCAATCGCTGCCAAACGCTCCTCCATCGACTTAGCGGACTTAGCCACGTCGTCGCTCATTCGTTTGCCTGAAGATTGAACTACTTGAATAGCCTTATTAAAGCCTTCGCGCAGTTTCTCAATGTCTGCACCGATTACAATATTTAAACTTTTAGCCATTACCTAGTAAAGTTAATTATATAGTCCTGAGAAATTTGGTATAAACCCGCAAAGGCTGCCGTATCTTCGGCGGTTTGTATTTCGTTATCAAACTCTATCGTTTGGCATTTAATCCCGTTAAAAGTATTGGGCAAAGTCACCGCCTCAAACGCTGTGCGAATAGCTGAAGATACCGACTCGGCACTTGCTAAAGTAACCCCGTAAGCATTTACTTGCACCCTTACAAACTCCGTGCGACTATGCCCTGACTTTGTAGGGTTAGGTATATCGCTAATTAATTGGTAACTCACAGCAGGGAAAGCGCTTTCCTGTGGTATTCTGACGGGATTTAATCGCGTAGATATTAGCGCAGTAAGCGCCGCGTTATTACTTAGGATATTGTAAACTATTTTATTTGCGCTCATGCTTTGGCGTCTGGGGTTAACTTATCAAAGACATGCGAATATAGTTTTAAAGCGTCGTGTATTGATAGGTAATCGGACTCCTCCCAAGGAAATGTTAACAGACGTTTGGGCTCTATTGGTTTCTTTAAGTGCGGAGCCATACCCGTAGCAACCGCCCAGCGGGTTATTTCCCAATGGTTTCTGTACTGCTGCTGCTGAGCTTCGCGCATACCTTCCAATTTCAAACGCCAAAAGCGAGGCGTAGACTTTAAAAAAGCCTGCTCGCTTAGCATCATTTCGCCGTAAGCAATGCGCTCAATCTTGCGCCAAGTTAGCGGGGCGCTGTCGCCCTTGGCATTTACTCCCCCGCTGACTCTTCAGCAGGTGCAAAAAATTCTGTAATTGCAGC